ACGAAACATTCTCATTATCCGCGCCGGAATCATCAGCGACCAGACAGCCCTGAGAGCATTGCAGGAGTACATCAACACGCAGTGTATGAAATGATGTGTCCCACAAATACACAAACAGAGCCTGACTTCGGTCGGGCTTTTTTGTGCCTGTAGTAAACCGGCGCATTCACCGCGCATTGTAATCCCGAGACTATTCACAAAAGCGACCTCTGAGAACGCCATCGCAGCATGGTGCGCTCGGGTATGGCCGTTCTGGTGAACAGAGGTCTCTTTTTTGAAGGTAATCACCATGCAATTAGTTGAAATACAGAAAATGGACCTGATAACCACTTCCATGGCTATCGCTGATGGCTTTTTTATTGCTACTACAAAAGCCATTCAATGAGCGGCTTTGATAATTTTTTATTCGCGAACCATAAGCGAACGGAGGATTGTTCAGTATGGCATCAATAAAGCACTCAACTGATGCTAACGGGCAGTCAAAATATTATGTTCACTGGCGGGATGAAAAGTCCGGTCATGGTCGCCGACGTATCTTCAAGAATATTGACGAGGCCGCTTATTTTTTCTGGCAAAAACAGAATATTGAACTGGATTGCAGAACTGCAACATGGAAGGGTGTTGATAATTCCTGGTCTTTCCAGAAATTGTTGATGTTCTTCCTTGGGTATCAGGCCGGAAAGCTGGAAAAAAACATCATCAGGATGTCGACTTACTCAAAATGTCGTCACGATCTCCTTGCTGTAGACGGCTCGATACTGGAAAAAAATATTCTCCGTATCAGTCATCGCGATATAACCGAATCAGTCTGTCCTGGGTGCCATCGCTGGATCCGCTCTGCATTTTTCCTGCTGGAAGAAAAACGGCTTATTGCATTTAACCCGGTGGACAGACCCGTTCGCCGACACCGCAGGCCGATAACCATTCCCTCAAAGGAGACAGTGAGGAAGTTGCTCGACACCGCGCCGCGGCGTGAGCGCATTGCTTGTTGGCTCGGAATCTGCGGTCTGCGACTCGGTGAAGCGCTGGCGGTAACGTACGAGGATATTTCCTCAGAGATAATCCAGATCAGGCGGCATATCGTGAACGGTGTCATTCGCGAGGGGTTGAAACGCGGCGTTGAACGACAGGTAAGAATGCCGCGGGAACTCCTGGCATTGTTGGACCCGAAATTATTCGGATCACCACAGCCGCTGGTATCAAACAGTTTTACCGGGGCGCCATTGTCCATCAATTACGGTACCCAGGGCATATTGCAAAAAACGCTGGCGGAACACGGCATCAGGCGATTCCATCACCTGCGGCATTTTGCAGTATCCAGACTGGCCGCCAGAGGCGTCGATATTACACATGTTTCCCGTCTTATCGGGCACGTAAATATCAAAACCACCATCGATGTTTACGGCCACTTGTTCTGTGCGCCAGTAGATATGGATCTCGATTGAGATAAACACATAATGGAAATAGTAGGGCGATCCACTATCTCCCCATTCTGCGCGGCCTGAGACCAGCAAATCGCAGTTTTGAAGAAAAATCGATAACTCCGCATTTTTTCGAGGTTTTAATTCCGCACTCAAACACAGAACACAAGCGGCCCCGCTGGCGTTTTTTTCTCAGAATTATTCCGCACGGAAAATGCGGAATAATGATTTTGAACAAAAAATAAACAGTAGCCGATTTCAGGTAAGCGTATGGCCCGAAAAAATAGTTTTAAGAAGGCCTACGTCGGTATCGTTATTGACATGGCTTTAGCCCGGAACAAGATTTCGAATCGGATGGTTGCCCAGCGTTTAGAGATTGACGAGGCGACGATCCGCAACTGGCGAAAAGAACACCCCGAATTTAATCGTGCCTTTACAGAGGCCCGCGAAATTCTGATGGAGAAAGTTAACAGTGTCGCAGGTAAAAGCCTCGACGTTCGCAAGCGGAAAACCGTCACCAGTACACCCAATGGTGTAAAAACCACGATCGAGGAAGTCCTCCCCACACACAATGATGTCGCAGTGTTTGCGAAATCCCTCGGACTCGGTCATAGCGTGTATGGTGAAGATGATCGTAAGCGTGATGTTCTCCGCGAAGTAATGAAAGAGAAGATTGCCGGGAAGTATACCGCTCTGGAGGCGGCGCAGCTGCTTGAGGCTGAGGGTATCAAAGTTCCTGAGACATTACTCATCGAACTGGATACGCCGAAGAAAATACAGCTTTCCGGGCCGAACGGCGGACCTATCCAGCATGAAGACATGACCGACGCGCAGTTACTCGAGGCATTAAAGGAAATAGGTTATGGCCGTCACAAAAACCAGCTCGAGGAAAAACTCGACCATTCTGGAGGCGTATAGAAAAAGGGCAATTGCCCGCGCGCAGGAAAACCTGATGGATTTCACGCTGTATACCTATCCTAACTATGAATCTGGTTGGTTTAACGAACTGGTATGTGCTGAGCTGGATCACTTCCTGAAAGAGGTTGAAGCCGGCAACATGCCCCGGCTTATGCTATTTGCACCACCGCGCTCCGGAAAAAGCGAGTTGGCTTCTCGAAGGTTTCCGGCTTTAGTGCTGGGTAAACACCCGGGCTGGCACGTCATTTCTTGCTCTTACTCTGCTGACCTTGCTAACCGTATGTCGCGAGATACGCAGCGTATCATTGATTCCGAACGCTATCATGAAGTGTTCCCGGATACCTGTCTGAATAGCACCAACATCAGAACGGTCGCTGGTGGTGCTATTCGCACAGCGGAGTTATGGGAAACTATCGACAGATACGGAAAAATCCACGGCGGATCATATCGTGCTGCTGGCGTGAATGGCGGCATTACCGGGCAGGGGTTGAATATTGGCATCATCGACGACCCGGCAAAGGACTATAAAACAGCCTCATCGAAAGCCTATCAGGAAGCGGTTATTGACTGGTACGACACCACGTTTTTTACCCGCGCAGATCCAAAACTGAACGGGATTATCATCATCCTTACCCGATGGCATAAGGATGATCTCGCCGGTCAGTTGTTGAAAAAAGCGGAAGAGGGCGGGGAACAATGGCGCGTTGTCAGCTTTCCGATGGAGGCCGAAAACGACGAATATCACGAGCTGAATGGTAAGCGGTATGCTCTGAGAAAAAAAGGCGAAATCCTCTTCCCTGAACGCATGCCGCTCGGTTTCGTTGATAAGTGCAAACAGCGTGGTTCGCTGGTCTGGAATGCGCTTTATCAGCAGCGGCCAACGGCGAAAGGTGGTGGCCTGATTAAGTCCGAGTGGTTCAAGGAATACAAGGTTCTTCCTCCTATTCGCTGGAGCTGTGTGTATGCAGATACGGCGCAGAAAACCAAAGAGCACAACGACTTTTCAGTATTTGAGCTTTGGGGGCTTGGCGAGGACGGAAAAGTTTACCTTATAGACATGATCCGCGGTAAATGGGAGTCGAAGGAACTGAAGCGCAGAGCCGTGGCGTTCTGGCGCAAATGTAAAATGCGGAAAGACTGTGGCCCGGTTATCTCGATGAAGGTCGAAGATAAATCCTCAGGCACAAACCTGATTCAGGAAATCCAGGCCGAAGCGTCGTGTCCGATTATCCCTATACAGAGGGACAAGGATAAATACACCCGCCTGCTGGACGTTCAGGGTTATATCGAATCCGGCTATGTCTACCTGCCAGAAGAGGCCGAATGGGTTAATGATTTCCTGGCTGAGATGGAATCCATCACACCGGAATTCAACACACATGACGACCAGCTCGATCCGATGATGGATGCGATTTCAGAAATGAAGGCTGGAGAGCTCAACATCTGGGAACAGCTCGGCAAAGGGTAAAACTGTCAAAAATAGCCGTTTGGTTCATTAAAAACGCTATGCATTTTGCACCCCTTTTTATGCACTGTTTATGCACTCGGTTTTTGCCTGTTTTGCCCGCTTAACTCGCGTAAATATTGACTTCGTACTGAATTGGTAACGAGTGCTGATCCGGTTGTTCCTATAACGGTCATTATGTTAAATCAGGCTATTTTTCTTCAATTTTTCCTGTGAGGATGTATGTCCCGAAAGAGACGCCAGAACGGCGCAAACAAGCCCGTTGCGACTGCTGACGGGTACAACAACTTCAAGGCTAAACTCGGCTCCAACGCGCAAAATATTCAGGCTGGTGGGATGTATGAGCCAGGGTATATCACTCGCAATCGCGTGATGCTGGAATTCGCCTACCGGTCATCGTTTCTGGTCGGTGCTGGCGTGGATGCTATGGCCGACGATATGACACGCAAAGGCGTGAATATCACCTCCAAACTGGAGCCAGGGCAAAAAGGCAAGGTGGAAACCTTCTGGGATGATGCCTCTATCTGGGATGGGGTAAACGACACGCTTAAATGGTCCCGGCTTTATGGTGGTGCGTTGCTGGTGGTGCTGATTGACGGACAGGACATGTCAACACCATTACGCCTCGACCGTATCAAGGAGGGGCAGTTTAAAGGGGTGATTAGCCTTGATCGGTGGATGGTATCACCGAGCTATGTGAATCTTGTGACCGATTACGGGCCAGATTTCGGTAAGCCAAAGTTTTACCGGGTAGTGACCAATCAACAAGGGATTCCCCCCTGGAAAATCCACCACTCCAGAATCATCCGTATGGAGGGCGACACACTGCCGTTTCAGCAGGCGCAGACGGAAAACGGATGGGGAATGTCCGTTGTAGAGCGTATTTTTGAACGCATACAGGCGTTTGATACAGCGACTGTTGGTACGACACAACTCATTCATAAAGCGCACCTGCGGACTTACAGCATTGAAAATTTACGCCAGATTCTCATGGCTGGCGGTGATGCTGAAAAAGGTCTGATGAAACACATTGATATGATCCGCGAGTTTCAGACCATTGAGGGTATGACCCTCATGGACAAGAGCGATGAGTTTCAGACCCACAGTTATTCATTTGCTGGCATTGCTGACGTGATCCTGCGCTTTGCTGAGCAGGTTTCCGGCGCCACTGGTATTCCACTGGTCCGTTTGTTCGGGCAGTCTCCCGCCGGTTTCAATACTGGAGATGGAGATCTGGAGAACTACTACAGCCGTGTTAACTCTCTTCAGGAGCGTCGCCTGCGTCGTCACGTTCGCTGGTTGATGGATATCAGCTGGCGTTCGTTGTTTGGTACGCCGTTACCGGAAGATTTCACTTTCGAGTTTAATAAGCTCTGGGAGATGTCTGACACTGATCGCGCAACGATGGCGAATAACGTGACGACCGCACTGGCTACAGCAGTTCGTGAGCTCGGCATGCCGCCAGCGGCTGCACTGAATGACCTTAGAAACATTTCCGATGTGATTGGCATTGGTGGCTCCATCACTGACGAGGATATTGAAGATGCGAAGACCCAGTGGCAGGAGGATGAACCTGAAACCATCCCTCCGCCGACGCTCGGAGATCCAGTATCGAAAAAGCCTGTTGGCGATAGCAAACCAGATAGGGCAGATCGTAAATGGTACTTACGATGGTTCACAGGCCAGCGCTGATAAGACAGGGCTGGTGCTTATCGACTATTCGGAGCTTATCAGTAACTGGGCGGAACAGGTCGGACAGAGGATGTTTGCCCAGGTTGAGCAGGAAGAGTGGAATCAGTGGCGATCGGTATCAGAGGAAATCGGGGCTGGCCTGCGTGAAGTTGTCGGGAATACTCCTGTCGGGCAGGTAGCTCAGGATATTGTTTATCGCCAGATTCAACTGATGAAATCACTGCCTCTGGAGGCTGCTGATCGCGTAATGGATATACAGCAGCGGGCAATTCAGGCGGCTATTAACGGAGAGCGACCAGACCAGCTTTATGAGCAGATTCTTTCGTCTGGTGATGTGGCCGCCAGTAGGGCACAGCTAATAGCCCGCACTGAGATCGGAAGGGCTACAGGTGCCCTAACACAAGCTCGGGCGCTGGCTGTTGGTTCTGAGGGTTACTGGTGGCGCATTGAAGGTGCCGGTACTCGTGATTCTCATCGAAGAATGAAAGATAAATTTGTTCGCTGGGATAACCCGCCGACACTGGACGGTATGACTGGTCACGCAGGATGTTTACCCAACTGTAAATGCTACCCGGACGTGCATATACCTGAGCCGAGAAAATGAAAAATACGGCTTTTGATTCACTTTCTGCATGAACAAGAATACCCGTTAAATGTTACGAAAATGTTGTGTGTTTAAAGTTTCATTTTCAGCCAGGAAAACCGCTATTTTTGAGGCTTTAAGGGGACATTTTAATCGAGTCCATTTTTGCCGATTCAGTTAAGAGCAATTATGTTAAATAGCGCGTTATTTTGAACATTTATCCCTTGCCACAAGGTCGCCATAGAGCGGCCTTTTTTATTGCCTGAAGAGGTGAGAATGCCAAAGGTTTTCATCAATGCAAAACGCGCTGGCGACCTCAGCGTGATCGAGATGTCGGTTGGTTGCGTTACGGCAACTTATCGCAGAGTGGGTGAACTATCTGAACTTAAAGCCTCGGGGCGCGGGAACGTAAGGCAAGTAAAAGCACTACTTCGCGAGTTTATTCGAAACTCTGACCCGATGGTCATTTAGCGAGGCATCATGAAATATTTCTTCACTACACGCCTGGGCGAAACGCGCTATCTGACAGCGGATGGCTCTCTACTGTGTAAAGACGTGCCGATCGCACGTACAGGGACGCAGGTCTATCTGCCCGAGGAAATTGACCTTGAACCAGACTACAGCGGAACGGTAACAGTATGGCGCACCGAGGATGAGGTTTTTTCTCCTGAGACGATGGCGAGCTTTGAGGGCGTAGCCGTCACGCTGGGGCATCCGGAGGATAGCCAGGGCAACATCGTTTTCGTCAACCCTTCCAACTTTGCAGAGCTGGCCCACGGACACATTCAGAACGTGCGGCGCGGCACCGGCGACAAATCGGATCTGCTTATTGCTGACGTGCTGATTAAACGGCAGGAGGCAATCGACGCGGTTAACTCCGGACTGACTGATGTCAGCTGCGGTTATGACGCTCAGTACAAGCAACTGGCACCCGGAAAGGGCAAGCAATACCAAATCACAGGAAACCACCTGGCCGTCGGCATTGACCGCGGGCGAGCTGGTGGCCGCTGTGCAATCGGGGATTCCATCCCATCAACCACAAAGGAGAAGCCTGTAATGTCATGGCTTAAAAAACTGGCTCAGGCCATTAAGACGAAAGATGAGGATGCACTCGCAAAGCTCATCGACGAAGCGCCGGACATGCCGTCTGATGGCATGGGTTCTATCCCCGGTTCCACCATCATCATCAACACTCCTTCTCAGGCTACCGCTTTACCGGAAGGTGCCCGCACCACTACGGACGAAGGCGATCCGAACAAAGACAAAACCGGCACAGGCGATGAAGAAATTCCAGCCTGGGCGAAAGCGTTGCTGGCGCGTCTGGAAAAGCTGGAGGGTAAAACTACCGACAGCGATCCCGATAAGGACAACAAGACCACCGATGCAGACGAGGAAGAGGAAGAAGAAGACCGCAAGGTTACCGGTGATGCGGCGTTTAAGCGCAGTATTATCGCGGATGCGGAAATCATCTGCCCCGGCTTCCAGCCTGCCAGCGATAAAGGTCTGAAACGCCAGGTGCTGGCGCATGCCATGCGCACTGGCGACAGCCTGAAAGTTTTCGGTGTGGACGATTTCGCCAAAGCCTCAAAAGCCACAGTTGATGCTGTGTTTACTGCGGCTGTGCAGTTGCATAAGGCGAAGAATCACCTCACTCCGCTGGGTGGTGCCCGCACTACTGATGGCGCGCCGAACACCAAACACCTTACTCCGGCTGAGATGAACAAAATCAACGCCGAGTTCTGGAATAAACGCAAATAAGGTAACTCGACATGGCAGGTAAATCATATTTAACCCGGATGCCGATCGGCATCGCCGGGGCTGTGACACGTCCGCGTGATCTCACCATTGAGCCGGTATCTCTGAATACCACCGCACCATTCACCGCGTACGGGCTGCCCGGGAAATACGTGAACGACAAGTTCGTTCCTCTGGCGAATGGCGACACTATCGGCCTTGTGAAAGGGATTCTGGTTCGCCCGTTCCCGATCACCTCAGTTGCCGATCTGGCCGCTCTTGGCGTGGATGCTAACCAGATTGGTGACAATCTCAAGCGTGGCTACATCTGCGTGGTTGCTACTGCCGGAACCGCACCGTCTGCGAAAAAAGGTGATCCGGTGTATGTCCGCGTCGCTGGAGGTACAGCAGCAAGCCCGGTGGGGACATTCGTTCTCACGCAGGACGCGACAGCAACCAACACACCTCAGCTGCCAAATGCAGAGGTTATGGGGCCGGGTGACGCTGACGGCCGTATCGAAATTGCATTCAACATCTGAGGAGCACTGAATGTTTACAGTTGACAGAGCGACCATCGACTCAACCGGCGCGTTTATCGTCGGTGAGCTGGAGCGCATGGATCAGACACTCAATATGCCGCTGGTGTCCGTTAAGTGGACACGAGACATGCCGCTGCGCAGCGACATCTCTATCGCGGATGAAGTGTCTTCCTTCACCAATACCGACTTTTCGAGCGTCGGCGGTCCGAACCCGGCAGGCAAGAACTGGATGGGTAAAAAGGGGACTGCAACGCCGGGGCCGGAACTGGATATCACTCCGACCCGTAACAACCTGACGCCGTGGGCAACCGAAGTATCATGGAACGTGCTGGAACTGGCATCCGCGCAGAAACTTGGGCGTCCTATCGACACCCAGAAGTACGAAGCCATGAAGCTGAAATGGAACATGGATACCGACGAGCAGGTTTACATCGGTGACAGCATTCTCGGCGTTGCTGGTCTGCTGAACCTGCCGGACGTCACGCCGCTGGCCGCTGCTGCTGCCTGGACGCTGACAACGGATCCTGATGTGATTCTGCAGGATATCAACCTGGTACTTACCGACGTCTGGATGCGTTCCGGCTATGCCGTATGTCCGGCGAAGATTGGTATGGCGCCCGAGCTGTTCGGCATGCTTACCATGATGAAAGTATCCAGCGCTGGGAATATCTCGGTACTGGAATACGTGAAGATCAACAGCATTGCGTACCAGGAAAACGGCGAACCGCTGGAAATTGTGTCCATGAAATGGGCTTCCAGACGTGGCGCTGGTGGTGCTCACCGTGTCGTGGCGTACACCCAGGACGAAAAATACGTTCGTTTCCCGATGGTACCGCTGCTGAACACCCCGCTGGAATACCGCAGCATGCAGCAGTTGACCGTTTACTACGGCAAGCTGGGGCAGGTGGAAGCGCCGTATTCAAACACCATCTCTTACCTGGACGTTCCTGCGTCTTAACCTGAAACAGGCGGGGAAACCCGCCTCTTTTTGTGGAGCATTAACATGAAATATGTTGTTTCTGATGGCGCGACCCTGAGCTTTCCTGACGGCACAAAATTCGAGCTAAAACAGGGCATCCATAACGGCTCTGATTTCCCTGCACACGTTAAAAAGCACTGGGCGTTTGAAGCTTATGCCCGTCCGCTTGATGATTCCGATCTGGAAAAAGAGAAAAACACCGAAGGGCTTTCTTCACGTCTGGCAGAGCTGGAGAAAGAAAACACCGACCTGAAAGCAAAGGTGACAGAGCATGAGAAAACCATTGCGGATCAGGTCACGGAGATTACTGACCTGAAAGCAAAGGTGGCGCCAGAGGGTGGTAATTCTGCTGATACGGATAAAACCGACATCACCGGTGGCAAGGGCGAGAAAAATGACAAAAAACAGCAGGCTGCCAACTAACGATCAGTTCCGCGCCGACTTCCCCGAATTTGCCGACAAAACCCGCTATCCCGATGCTTCTGTGAATTTCTATCTGCTGCAGGCCGATACGATCCTGAATCAGGATGTGCTGGGTGACCAGTTTGTTTATCTGTCTGAGTTGTTCACTGCCCACTATACAGAGCTGCGCGGTCGTAATCTGGCCGCCGCTTCTGCTGGTGGGGTTAGCACAGCCGGTAGCGGCGTTGCTGCGTCAAAGTCGGTAGATAAAGTCAGCGTGAGCTACGACAACAGCGGCACCATCAACCCTGATGCGGGTTTCTGGAATAAAACCGGATACGGGCAGGAATTTTTCTGGTGGTGGTCAATGTTTGGCGCTGGAGGGAGACAACTTCTGTGAAAAGCGGGCTGACAATACGTGCGGATAACGCTGCCTCTGTTCTGGAATCTCTCCGACAGCTTTCCGGTATGGATGTGCTGGTGGGTATTCCGGCAGATAACGCGGCGCGGGAAGACTCACCGATAAGCAATGCTGAGCTGGGCTACCTCCATTCAACGGGCGCCACAGTGGAAATAGACGGTGTCACCGTCACACTGCCACCTCGACCATTTCTTGAAATGGGGATCGAGGACTCGAAACCGCGTACCACTGCACACCTGAAATCGGCGGCAACTGCTGCGCTGGAGGGGAAAACAGAAGCGGCCAGAGTTCAGCTTGAAAGCGCAGGCCAGATAGCGCGGGACGCAGCAAAAGGCATTATCGGTGCTGGTGATCGTTTGCATCCGCTGTCTGAGAAAACGCTCGAACGGCGACGGGCGGAAGGGCTTCCCGGTGATAAGCCGCTTTACGCACATGGCTATATCCTGCGCTCCATTAACTACGTCGTGAGGGAAAAATAATGCCGTTTCTCGATGTGACGGAAGTTCTTCTCGACCCGGATTTTTGCGATACATCGCTGGTGTGTCACCGGCAGATCCAGACGCTGGATGAGGATAATTTTGCGACCAACGTTCCGCAGGATATTCCGTTTTCCGGGGTGGTGACTGTCGATCGCGCCCTCGAGGCGAAACGCATGGCTGCCGGACAGAACACAAACGGCGCAATCCTCATCGTGACGCAGTTCCGGCTGACTCAGGGAAAACCCGGCATGGACGCCAGCACCCGTCTTGATGCGGACATTGTGACGTATGACGGGCGCGACTATCGCGTGACGTTCGTCGATCCATACACCCGCTACGGCGCCGGATTCGTCCAGGCGCACTGTGAGCTGGTGGACTTTGACGGAGGTACTCCGGATGAGTAACGACAGCACTACGCGTGGTTATCTGACACCTGCCGCTGGTGGGCCAGCCTATGATGAGGCGCTGGAAAGGGAAATCAGCCGGTGGATTCGCGGCGTAACCGGGTTACCGGCCAAATCGGTTTTCCCGCGGTGGACGGATCCGCAATCGTCGATACCCAAAAACGGGGTCACATGGTGTGCGTTTGGCATCACGACCGTACCGCTCCCCGGCATGCCGGCGAATATCCAGGTGGATGAGAATACTTCTGAGCAGTGGGCATGGGAGAGCGTGACGGTCATTTTATGCTTTTACGGTCCACAGGGCGCCAGCATGGCGACGACGTTCAGATCCGGGCTCTTTGTTGAACAAAACAACACAGAGCTTAACCGTTCCGGGCTGTCCTTCAACGATGCGGGGACCATTTATAACCTGCCCGAGCTGATTAATAACCAGTGGGTGAGGCGCTACGACCTCACCATCACCCTGACCCGCAAAACCGTCCGCACCTACAACATTAAATCCATCGTTGACGACAACGTCACGATATCTACCGGAGATTGATCATGGAGAAAGGCCTGCCGTTAAACCGCGTCACGAACGTGACTGTGACGCTTTCCGCCAGGGCAGCGCAGGGCCGCAATTTTGGCTCGATGCTGATCCTGGGTAATTCAACAGTCATTCCCATTTCTGAGCGTCTTCGCCTGTACTCTGCACCGGATGATATCGGCGATGATTTTGGCGTGGACAGTGAAGAATATGCCGCCGCGGTTATCTGGTTCTCCCAGTCACCGCGACCGACTCAGGTCTACGTGGGCC